CAGCCCTTCTGGAGTGTTTGAATAAGTATGCGCATAGTCAGGCATAGGTTTCCCTCTGTATAATCTCATGCCGACTGGGCATCCGTTGGCAGTAATTGTGAGCATGACATCGAACTCAATCTTCATCGTCATAGTCTCCATGACAGGTTAAAAATAAGTTTGTCATGGTGCTGGTAGCTTCCCTGATTCCAGTTCGATTGCTTCTGGCTTGCCTGATCGTGATGGCAGTGCGAATGAGACAGTGAGTGCAGTGCCGCCAGTCTGCTCGACCTCGACCTTGTCACCATATTTCTTTGGTGCAATCTTGGATGCCGCCCATTTGAGGGCATCCATGCGTAGCCTGCCGATTGCTGCGTCATGCGAATTGAACGCTTCGTCCACGATCATTTCTGCGTAGTAGTCTGCCTGTTTGATTCGCGCCTGCGTGTATTGCTCCTTAAAGATTTGATTGGTATCAAGCCAACGATAGATTGCAGAGGAGACAGGCATATGATCATCGAGAACTATCTTGCGCAGAGTCTCACCATTTGCCATGCGTTTACAGATTTCGTCGGCAATGTCTTGGGTGAAGATTGTAGGTCTACCAATTTTTTTTTGCTTTGGAAGTTCTTGATTAGGTTCTGGTAATGAGTTGTCTGACATAATAGGTCTTGACTTTTTAGCAATTGTTTACTTATAATGAAGAGTCTTCGTTAAGCGATTGGTCAATCGCTTGACTACGAGGTAGTGCTTGTGGTGTCTGCCTGCCGTTGTGATTGCTGTAAGCATGAGAGTTTAGTCACTGGTCTTGTGGCTGGGTGGTATGTGATTTCGATGATCGTCTTTTCGTCTTTGAGGTGCTTGCACTTTTGTTGGGTGTAGCTTGCGCTGATGGACTCTGGGTCATCGTCTGATATGAGACCAGCATATCGTAATTGATCGGTGAGGGGTTTTGTGCCGCCAACATAGTTATCGTAGTCTTGGAGTTTGACGCTAATTCGTTGAATGTGGAGAGTAACGCGAGTCTTGCCTTTTGTTTGTGCTTGTGGAGTTTTGACCAGTGGGATGAGAGGATCGAGTTTAGGGACGGGGTCAAGTACCCGTGGAGGTGGAGGCGCAGGGTAATAGTTCCCGTCAGGGTGTCTGTGGTAACCGAGTGATTTGAGTTGTTCATGCGTCCAGTTGCTCATTGGTGTAGGTCGAGATTTGAAAGTATCATGCTTCCAACTTTTCATGTTGTTGTCTGAATTGGTTGAGTCGTTCGATGATGTCTTGAGAGACTGCGAAGAGGTCAGGTTTTTTTTCGAGAACGATGGAGAGTTGAGCGATTGAGTGAGCGATAGCGTTTTGCATATTGGGACTGACTACATGGTCATTCTTTGCTGCAAGTGCCTCGTATTCGCTGATGAGTTGAGAGAGATTGATAGCGAGAACTGTTGCTGCGACAGTGAGTTTGATCTCGGTTTTGGTTGGTTCTTTGGATTTAGCCATTGTTGTGATTGGGCTGGGGTAGGGTGCGAGGTTTTTATGCGGTTACCTCGCGGGAGTTAATGATGACCAGCAAAACATAGTTGCCGCCGCAATTCTCCAGTGGGATGACAGGTGAGCAGTTTGCGCGTTGCTGCTCTGGGTTTTTTGTTCTAACGACCCGCTAAAGCAGTTAGTTTTGTTTATGGTTAATGCGCCCCACATCTTTCGATGACCTGTCAAAGTGTATTAGAACGGAATCTCGTCGCCATCCTCGTCATGCGTCTTGACGGGTGGCAGTGGTCTGCTGGCAGGTTTGGACGCTACTGCTGCCTTTGTAGGAGCAGCAACAGGTGATCCTGCGCGGCGAGGCATGGATGCGGCGAGTTCTTTGGCGATCTCTGCCGCCTTGGCCTTTGCCTCGGCTTTTTCGGTTTCCGTTTGAACTGGGTCTTTGTCGGAGCGAGCAACATTAGGGTTGTTGAGCCACTTCGCCTTGAATGAGGTTTTGCCGTTGTAATCATCTTGCTCGACTACGACACTTACCTCTGTGCCTTCCCAGTTAATCTTTTCCCAATCCCAGTTTTGACCAAAGCAATGCTCCAGTGCCTCGATGGTTCGATCCTGTGTCTTTTCGGTGAGGTAGCCATACCAATTGATGGTCTTACCATTTTGCGCTCCTGCTTCGGTGATGGTCACTGGAACTCGGACGAAGCGAGTACCTGACTTGCTCTCGCCCAACCATCCATAAATGGGATCGGAGACCACTCCTGCGTATGTGCCTTCTGCGTCGATTTGATATTTACTCATATGTATTTATTCTGGTGTGTTTGTTGCTGCGATATTGTTCAGTATGTGCGCTTCAAATTCTTTCATCTTTGCACCGATAGCAGTTGTGAAATCGACTGCCGTCTGGTGGTTGGAAATGGGAATTACGATGCGTGTACTGACTGGTTTAGTGTTCCTTTTGCAGGTAGTGACCCACATTTTAATTTTGGTTATTTTTGGTTCTTTCATCGATTTATAATAGTGCTTATTGATTCGTCAATCTCGTAAATCTGCTCCTGCAATTTAAGTTGCTTTGGAGTCGATTCTACTATGTATGAACGATCCTTAAAATATACTCTATTATTTGGGAATATTGTCAAGCGTCCTTCTGTAGTCACTGCCCAAATCATGGTCTTGTCCTGTTCTGGAGCGGCTGAATAGCTATCATTAAGATGCGTTGTCTGGAATAAATATTCACCATTAACGATGCCATTACAGGTAAGTATCTCGCACTTCATACCAAGTAAATGGGGACATTCCAGTATTGCATATTGGTCAGAATAGCAGTTCCACATCTGCGTTTCTTCAGCCAACAATTCACTACCATCAGGCCAAAATGAGATAGCCCAAGGAGGGACATTTCGGTAGAGCATACCGCCATCGCGGAAAATTACATTCAGTCCCCATGCTCGATTCGGGATGGATACGATCTGCACCCATTGTGCCTCTGCCCATCCAACTGGTTCCTCATGCGTGTAGTTTGTATCGACCCAGATATATTTCGCAGTCGGTATACTGCCAGTTTTTGTATTTAACATAATTTATTTATTGATGCGTTCCAAAATGACGCAGGTTGCAACTATAATCCAAGTTATAATAAGTGCCAGTATTTCGTTGTTCATTGTTTCGTTAAATATCCCAGCTTATTGGACTCAAATCGAGTTTATCTCGATATAGGTCAACTTGCTTCCTCGCTTCGTCTCGTTCCCTAACAAATCTGCAAGCATCTACTTCAAGTCTGTCGTAACGATCATACCAATTGTCTGTGACTCGATCCAGATTTTGTAAATAAGTTAACGAATCGATAAATCCATCAGGATGATTCCGCTCAACCCATTGATAGATCGAAGAGAGTTGTTTTTGCGTTTCGTCTCGTTCTTGCTTGTATCTACCGCACATTGCCGCCCACTCATCCCGTGACTGTTCCAGTTTCGCTAATTCCTCGGTTGTACGAAGTTCAAGCCCAGACAACCTATCTGCAAGTTGTGCGGCATCTTTCCTCGCCTCGTCGCGCTCGCGTTCAAGTTTGCGAGCAAAGCATCTCCACTGGTGTTCTGTTGGAGAGTAACTTTGCGATGTGATATAAGCATCCGTCTCTGGTGTTGGTCTGCTCATTTCGTTTCCTCCTTCCAATCGGTAGTCACAGGGATGTTAAGTTGAATTGTTCCAAGCGAATTAAGCCGTAGGATGTCCCGCTCGGCTCGCGCCTCGTCGCGCTCTTGCTTGTATATTCCACACATAGCTGCCCACTCGTCGCGCTCTTGCTTCAGCTTTTGATTCTCAAGAACCAGTTCAGTAATTGTTTCCTGTTGTGCTATTTTGATATCCATTTTGTTCTCCTCAAACAGTGTGCGCTCCAAGTTTTTTTATTTTTTTTGTAACAAGTGTCAATTTTATCACCACTGATGGTTACAATTAATTTTACTTTTGGGTTTATATATTCGGCTATTTCTATTGCTCCACTCATGTCGCAGCATTCATCTTTTGGAAAATAAAATTCAATTATTTCAGATGAACAGACAATTTTTAGTAAACTACAACAAAGTTTTTTTGAATGCATTATATCCATTTCATTTCCTCCTGTAAGTCTTCATTTTGTTTTTTAGTTTGTTTTTGATTTAGCCTCCACTGTTTTGTTTGCCATTTGAGGACATCTTCTCGTATAAGCTCATCAGTTGGAGGGTTGTATATGTAAAGCGAGCCATTGAAATTCATACCGCCATAATATCTGGCGACTGAAAATTGCGTTATCGATACATTGGTTATGCCGTATGGAGATTTACGATGCAGTGGGCAATCGTCGAGATCGGTCAAGATGCTTTGTTTTTTTTCCCAATCTTTCCAATCGGAAGCAGTATTTGAGTTATTTTGTTCCATGATGTGCAGTTTTTTTGTTTATCTTGCAAGTTAAGCATTTCATTTTTGCTCGTAAATCGGATTCATAATTAGATACCAATCCTATAATTATTTTTTCAGTGGTATCCTCGTTGTTAATCCGTTGTGTAATTTCAATAAAACGCGTTATGCTCGGCTTTAATCTTCCGATTACCCAAGAGGATACTGTGGAATGGGAAACTCCGCAGATAACAGCAAACTCTTTTTGGGTCATGCCAGATTTTTTCCAAATCTCCCGTATGCTCGCGTCCATTACAATTTCTCCTTTTTAATTTGATTTAAACGATTAGATGAGAACCAGTTTGGGAAGTGACCAAAGTCGCGAGGTTCAGTCACATTGTTGTTGGTTTCGCAAACATCGCATTTGCCATAATGCCATGTTGAGATGCGCGGAGAACGCTTGCCATGCTTTGAGCCGCATTCCCAGCAAGTCCATTGTGGGTAGTCTTTTGTTTCAGATTTCATTTTTTTAAACCCCTATAATGTGTGCGGAACTTTTATAATTAATCGCTCCAGCAGTCGAAAGACCCCTCATATGTGTGCGGAACTTTGTTGGTTTCGAGGAATGTGAATGACTGCCCACCGAATCCATGCAGTCCTGCCAGTTCGGATACAATTTTTTTGTTAAGAGGTTGTGCTGAAGTTATTGTGAAGTCTCCCCAGTCATGGGTTCCTCGGTCGTTTCGTTTGATCTCACCAGTTATGGTGATCGTGTTATTTATTTTCATATTATTTATCGCAATTAACTATTGTATTGAAGTCCTTGATTCTGCGTAAGATTGCACTGCCTCGGTCTTCTGAAAGCATCGCAAGTATTTGGGTTGAGGTTGCGTTTGTGGTGATTATGGATGGCAGTAGATTCTGCGTCCTGTGTTCCAAGAGGTCGAACAGTTCAAGTTCTGCTCGTTCTGTCATTTTCTGTTTTCCAAGGTCATCCAGTAGCAAGAGTTTAACTCTTCTGCATTTATCGATTGCTTCTTCAGCCAATGCTCTCTGCTTGCTCTCGGAGTGCCACTGCTCGCCTGCGAAGCGAGCGAACTCGGTGCAGGTAAGTCCGTAAACTGAAGTGCCTGCGAAGTGTTCTCGGCGCAATAGCCACCATGCCGCACGGGTCTTGCCAGTACCGGGCTTGCCTTTGAGGTACAATCCTGTCGGCGAATACTTCCAGTTTTGGACTGCATCGCTAAACGCCCCGTGGATGCGTTTTAAATCGCTTTCCCGATACAGAGGTGGGCAAATGGATTCAAACGCGCAGGAGAGGCTATTCTGGCGATTTGCGGCGGCATCTGCGTTTGCCTTCATCTCCTGTTTTGTAGCGCAGTCATCGCAAATGACCGAGACATTGAGCTTCCTGCCGCCGACCACCAGTTCAGGGATGGTAATCGCTTCAAAGCAAATGGCGCATGAATGTATTTCGAGTGTTGTCATGTGTTTAATCCCAAGTCCATTCGCTCTTAACTTCAGCCTTTGGCAGTGTAACGGGTGTAACCCGATTAAGCCAACCAATGATAAACTTTCTGGTCATGTCTCGTTTGTTGTTTTCGCACCATGCCTGCATCTTGCCGATTTCGGAATCAAGGTTGAGGTCAGGGTAGTGCCGTTTGAGGTCTGCGACCCATTCGGCATCGACTTGCTTTTGTTCGCGTTTCTTTTTTGGCTTTTGAACTTCGTCAACTTTTTCTGCGTCACTTAATATAGCGTTAGCTATATTAATAGAAGATGAAGATGAAGATGTAATGTTGCCATTTGGTTGCAAGGGTGGTTGCAAGGGTGGTTCAACCACCCTTGACTTGCGTAACTCGGCAGATTTCCTGCCTCCTTCGCTCGACTTCTCCTTCCATTTGAGTTGTTTGCTACGCTCTTCCTCCAGACGCTCATGGACAAGCGCAGTGCCTCCGTTCAAGGGTGGTTGCAAGGGTGGTTGCAAGGGTGGTTGAAACATGGTTAGTACCCTGCTTGCAAGGGTGGTTGAAGCACCCTTGCCTATGAGTCGCGCAACTGCTTCAGGATCAGCGGGTACAGACCCATGCTGCCAGCAGTATGCCAGTAGCCTGATGTATGCGCCTTCCTCCTCCAGAGTCATCAGAGAGACCCGTTGGCTACCCAACCAATCGCTGGGGTAGAATTGAAATGCTGGTGATTTATTCATTGTCTGCAACACTCTTCTTGGTTTGGAATATCCCGGCGAGATCAGGTTCCTGCTCCATTATCAAACGAGCATAGCAGGCGCGGAAATCGTTCGTGAGCTTGTATGGTTCCTCCGAATCGGTAGCCATGTAGTAATTCCACCTCAATACCTCGTAGAGCATAGCGATGCCCAGTTTTGCGTCTGGTTGCCGTGACCTGAACTGCCGTGCCAGCACAACCAGTGAGTCGTAAACCTGTGGGTTGCCAGCATGGAATCTGGCAAACCTTGCAGGGATGGAATCGTCCTGAACCTCTGGAAGGTCGAAGTCGATTTCGAGTTGATCTATCATATATGTATTTATTTATTGCTATGCCTACTTCTTCGACTCTGTGAGTCGAGCGTTGTTTTTTGTATACACTGCCTGATCTGCCTGCGGGTAATAGTTTCTTGCCTCTGCCCACTTCCTGAATACATCACCTTTAATGTCGTCTCCGAATAGCTTGGCAAGTTCAAGATATGTCGCACCCGTAGCCTGTGCTGCCTCGGCAACCACCTCGACAGGGAATGTCTCGCTATCCTTAACCTTTACCATGCGAAACCCGTCCACGGGAGTTCCTGCCTCGATCTGTCGCTTTGCTTCCTCCTTTGCCCAGTCCCAAAGTTCCCGCTTGAAAACATTAGCCTTCTTCAGGAACGCACCGAGTCTGGCAGGGTCTGCCGACAACTCTGCCTTGATGGTATCAATTGATACCTCGGAGGCGACGAGTGCCTGCGTCTCGGTGACTGGGCCTACGACCTCGACACAAGTCGATTTTTTAGCGCACCACTGGCAGTACTGGCAACTCTCTGGTTGCTTGTTCGGATCGGTAGCCTTTGCCAGAATCCGCTCCACGATTGCCTTTGCTTCCAGAAGCGTGAAGTGATGGGTAACCACTGTCCTCTGGTCAGTGAAGAGCAGATGAAATGTCCACTCGTCTGCAAATTCGCGTTCCATGTTCCCGTAGGAGTATGCTGCGCATTGCGCCTCATAATCGTAGATTTGCCCCGTCTTAAAATCGTACGAAGTACAGATTCGCGATGCTCTGGCATCCTCGGTTCCTTCATGCTCCATTCCCGGCGTTACCACCTTGAGCTTTGCCTCGTCGGTCTCGACCTTCGCGCCATTGGCGAGTCGCAGGAGTTCCTCGACTCCCCAGAGTGCGGCATCGATGTCCCTCTGCTCTGTCAGGTCATTGATTGCCGACTTGTCTCCAGCAAGCATCCTGCGTTGCACTGCGTCGATCTTGACTCCCCGTCCTGCGGCTGGGGATTGACCCCCAGCCGACTCAAAACATGGACAAGCATCGAGCTTGGGTAGTGATGAGTGGCGTATCACTTGATTGCCTCCAGTGCTGCGCCAATGAACTTTTCTGGCGTTGCTTTGATGCGGTTGAGGAGGTCTCCCTCTTCAAGGTCGCGCCATGTTTGACCATCGCTGATCTTTGCCTTGCCAATCAAGAATGCGTTGACTGCTGCCTCGTTCGCGGAGAGTAGACCCTGCCAGTCTGGATTCTCGACAACCTCTGCTACCTCGGCAGGAGTCGGTACTGCCTCGACAACTACCTCGACCACCTCGGCAGGAGTCTGCACGATCTCGATAACCTCTGCCTTCTTGCGGCGAGGCTTATCCTCGACAGGTGTCGCAGGAACTGCAACAGGTGATGATGGAGCGAAGTCCTGTACTTCTTCGGGAGTATAAAATCCTTGCAAAACAGCAGGATACACACCTCTAACCCCGTCAGAGATGACTCTGGCGCGAAGCATCTGGCGAGGATACTTCTTCCAGTTGTCTTTGCCTCCGAGTCCCGCAGCTTTCGCACGGGTCATGTCCCAATCGACTTTGAGTGATCCACCAGCAGGGTGGGAGAATGTGCCGCTGACGCACTCGTCGGTGTACTCATGCCACTCGACTTTGCCATTGGCAGATTGGAAGCGAGCGAGGATTGCGTCTGCTTTCAGAGCAGGTCGCCCCTGAATAATATGGTATTCGCTGGCGACTGTGCCGGGATGCCTGCCTTCGGCTTGCGCGATGATCATCAGTGATACTGCCTCCTCGATCTTTCGGATACCGAAAAGACCTGATTTGACGAAGTGGTTTGCCATGATCTCCAGTTCGGAGATTGGTTGTTGCGATTGTAGTGCGAGTTGTGTCATTTATTTATTTTCTATTTTGGTTTTGGTTGGCGTGACGCTCGACCGAAACTTCGGTTTTGCGCCACTGGTTGTGCAGGCTTTTGCAAGCCTTATGTATGCCTCTGGAGGGAGACAGTTGTGGGAGATTCGTTCTGTTGCGCTCATTGGCGACCTCCTATGGTGAGAGTCGCGAATGCAACGAGGATCAGCGGGAGAAGCGTTCTGAACGCTTCCCAGCAGTGCTGGAGAGTTACCAGCACTGGGGTATCGATGAATGTCATATTGGGTATTATTGAGCGGGTTGGGTTATTGTCAATATTGTAGTTTATGCCGCCACTGGTTGACTGCTCGCGTTGATGCGAGCAGTCAGGTCTGCGTTTTTGAATTTCGGGCGTTTGTAGAACCCGAAAAGAGTGTCTTTCTGGCTAACCTCAAAGGTTGCCGTGATCTCGACCTTGTCACCAACTTCAGCTTTGTTTGTGACCCATGCTCCGTTGATGTGAACTGAATTCTCATGCTGGTCAGATGGGAGTGTTCCGTAAACACGGGTTCCGTTTTCGAGTTCAACGAGAGTCTTGAAAGCACCACCGAAATCAGAATCAATCCACTTGATCGACTTGATCGTGCCTTTGACTGTCTGCTTGCCTTCTGGTGCGCGGAGACCAGCAGCAATTGCCGCTTCGCGAATGGCAATCTCGTTCACTGATGCATCGATGGTCTCGACTGCCTGCTTGTGGAGATCAAGTGCGAATGCCTCCTGTTTCTCGGAGAGTGATCCGTACTGACGAACCTTGCTGCGGAGGTCACGCAGGGTGGTGATTGCCCAAGCAACCTTGTGCCAAAGAGCATGGTTGTTTGGGAAGGATTTGGCATAGGTGAATGCCGCTGCAATTTCAGGTTGAGCAATAGCGAACTCTGCTTCGCGTACATCACCTGCCGTGCGGGCTTTTGCTGCTTTCTTGCCAGCGGCAACGCACTTCGCGGCGTTAGCCTGCTTGGTATCGAGCCAACCCAGCGATGATTGAAGCACCTGTAGGTTTTGGCAGCAGTCGCGACCAATGTCGTAGAACAATTCAGTCGAAGTGTCCTGCACAACGCAGTTGTATTTCAGGGAGTGACCACAGATGGAGCATGACCAGTCGGTATCGACAGACTGCACTTCGCACCATTTGCGGTACTCGACTTCCGATCCGGGGTATGCGTCATGGCGGCAGATCGAGGAATAACCACAATCGTCATCACCCTGAACATCGACCCAAGCAATGGCGATGAGCTTCAGATTTTCGGTTGGAATTTCGCGGATATGATTTTGAATTTTCACTGTATTTATTTTTTCTATTTTGAATTTTTTTTCGTCGGGCGTTGTGCCGTTCGATGGAGTGAAGATACCAAACCTGCTTCGGATATCAATAAGTATTTTACCCTATTGTGTCATAGCCATTCGTTGGTCGCCAGACCCTGCGCCAATGCCCATCTGGTCAGGTCTGCCGTGTTTCTGAAACCATATTTTTTGTGCAAGTGATCACGATGTTTCTCGACTGTTTTGATGCTGATTCCGAGACCAGCACCGACCTCCGCATTGGTGAATCCGCTGGCGATTAATCCTGCGACTTCGCGTTCCCGTGGAGATGCAGGATTGTGATTTTCTGGAGCGAATAATTTTTGAATTAGATTTTTCATTTTGTGATTTTTTTGAATTACCATTCCCTCCAATTGGCACGAGATTTTTGACCCCACTCAACATATAATTCGGCAAGTTGATTTTCATCTGCTGTTGTTGGAATGCTGTCTTCGCAAAAACAAACATCGAGGAATTCAAATCCAACAAGGTCTCTTGCAGTGGAGTGTAAACCATCAATTATTTGAATATGCTTTGCGATATCTGCTCCTATTTTACGGAGTTTTTTTGCTTCAGATTTAGATAGTAGATTTTTCATTTGGTGATTCCGTATGTTTTGCAGAGTTGTTCGCGAAACTTTTTTACCAACTCATTGATGTATTTTTTCTTTGATCCTGATCCGAATTTTTTTGAGCCAATTCCCTGAATCCAGTCAGGTGAATACCCAGTCTTGAAAGCTATGATTAAAGCGGCTTTTGCATTGATGGGTATCTGACCACAGGAGGCTTTTGTAATCCATGATCGAGAAACTCCGATCAATTCTGAAAATTGTATTGGGTTGCCCAATTCGCCCAATTCTTGCCGTAAGATGGATAGGTTAGTTTTTAATTTTGATTTTGCCATAATGGTAGAAGTTGCGGTGCGAGGGATTGCTCCCTCGCACCTGATTTGATCAGTTGAGCAGGTACTGCTCGGTGAGGTTCCAAAGTTGCTTGTTGACCTTGAGGTCTGCTGCTGGAGCGGACAGTTTGCGGATGCCAGAACCGGGGCGACCTTTGGTGAGGTTTTCCTGCACCCGGTTAAATGTTTGCCACAGGTTGGTTCCACCATCAGCGTAACGCCGCGCCCGATTGAGATAAAACAAACGGGTCTCCCATTCGCGACGATCAAGGTACTCCCCGTCTGCCTCTGGTTGATCATAGCGGAGTTTGAGCGCATCGATCAGGTACTGCTTCTGCGAAGCGTCTGTCAGTTCTTTCTGGCGAAACAATTCAACTCGCTCGACCAGTTGTGGCACATTGCTACGGAGTTCGTTTGCTGCCGCGATGAAGTGATTCACATCAGTGTTGCGGTGGTAGACTTTCAGGGTTTGAAAGATGTCACCTGTAACCAGTCCATTCAGGCAGGCGAAGACTCGCAGACCGAGGGACAGTTGAGCCGAGGAGGTTCCATCGTGCGAGTTGATCAGAACGAATTCTGGAGCAACCTCGCCGCCGATATTCGTGATATCGCGATGCTGGAATTTGATGATGTGTTTTTGGAACCCGCGATTCTCATCCTTGCGGACTTTGCCGTACTGGATTTGGCGGGGTTCGTAGCCAGACTCTCCGAGAGCATTGACGATCTCTTGGGTGCTGATGAATCCGTAGCGAGTGCTGCGGGTTGGCGCGGCATGGACTGCCGTGATTGGGTTTTCGTTAACGATTTCGAGTGATGGGACGATGATGTTCATTGTATTGGTTTTCTATGTTGATGGTTGGTTGTTCTGGGGAGAACAGATTGTTAGAATTTTTTAGCCTCTCTACGACCTTTGTCGTATGCCTTGCGAAGTGCCGTTCCCTTTCGATAGGAGCAATCGGATTTGCTGTATGCGTTCCTGTAGCCTTGGGAATAAGCCAAGAGGAATGCGGTTTCGGATAGTCCAAGTTTTTCGTATGGTTGTTTCACTTTTTTAGTCTTTCTGTTGATGGTTGGTTGTTCTGGGGAGAACAGTGGTTAGGAGTTGCGAGGAAGTTTTAAGGCAAACTCAATCGCGGCTTTTTTGGTTTTAAAAACCCCGCGAAAACTTTGCGGTGAAGGTTGGCAAATTGCATGGAGTGCATACTGACCACCTCGGCTACAGGCATAGGCAACATACCCGTGTTCCAGCAGTTCTTTGTTTTTAGAGATTTTTTTCACTGTATTTATTTTTTCTATTTATTGGTTTGGTTCGTCGGCAGGTTGCCTTCGATGGAGATGACATTACCCAACCAGTTTGGGTTTGGCAATAGGTATTTTTACTTATGTTGTGTCATACTAAAAATTCCTAAAAAAAACTATTGACACTCGCAGACCCTGATAAAATCAGGCGCGGCAGGCATCCTTGCGAGGTCTTCCACCTTTGAGTCCATTCAGAACTGCTGCAAGTCGTTTTTTTTCTGTGCTGACCGATCCACCTTTTTTCCCGATCTCGGAAAGGAATTTCCGCACTGTTGATGGAAGTGTGTCGCTCACGATTGCTGCTCCTCCTGCGCCTGCTCTGGTGCTGCCTCTGGAGCGGGTGCTGTTTCGGCCTGATCACGCTTCGCGATCTCTTCCAGTAGTGCCGATCCTACCAGCAATCGAAACGCTAATGCGCGAGTATTGCTGACGAGGTCTGCAAGAACCTCTGATGCTTTGAGGGTCTTGAAGTCGATTTGTTTTAGCACTGCATCGAGTGCTTCCTGTGTTTTTGTGTCTGTATCAATCATATTTATTTTCTTCTTTGCGCTTCAGCATTGCCTCTGCGTCTTGATATGCGAGGTCTGCTACTATGTCGGGATGTTCCTCCGAATACTTTTCGGATGCCCGATATCCGACCAGTGCCATTGCTGCGAACCAATCACCGATTGCCATTCCCGTGTTCGGACGAACGCTGGGGTTCTTGGAATCGCCCGGATATCCCTGAACAGGGAATGCGGGATGGTTGTTGGTATGCTTCGGCATAGGTGATCGGGCGCAATATGCCCGACCACCCTGCCAGTGTCAATCGACCTCATAGCGGAGTCAAGTCGATGGGGAATGTGTCTGGAGCGGATGACAGGTTATCGACAGCAGTCGGCTTGCCTGCCAGCACCCACTTCTCGTATGCGTCGAGCGAGTATTCGCTCAATTCTTTCGCCAGTAGCTTTAATGCCACCTGTTCGTCGCGAGGAGCAACAACCGACACTGTCCACCCGTTTCGTTCGTTAACCGATCCCCAGCGCACATGGTCAACTGGAGCGAGGTCATCGATTCCGACTACCTCGTTAACCCTACCATCGTAGACTCCACGCTTGATTTTTTTAGCCTCCAGTGCGGCGATTACTTCTTCAGGACTACCAAGTCCATTGGATGCGCCACAGATCGATTTGAGGAAGGCAGATGCCCGTTTGATAGCAGATAGTGACTTTGACCTGATATCGATGTTGCCACCATACCAGTCGCCTGATCCTATGTGGGACTGCCACTGAAGGCTAAAGTCGGTATCACTGCGTCCGAATTGATCGTGCCGCCAGTGCGACTCGATGATTTCAATGTGAATGTGAGCGTACTCTCCGCGAGCTTCGCGGGAGAGTCTGTAGTAGGTTTTAGATATTTTGTTTTTCATGGTATTTATTTATTGATGGTTGATTTAGTCGCAGCAGCCGCAGCAAGGCGCGTCCTCGCAACGGGAGAATTTTTTTACGAATTCGTCTTTTTCTTTTTTAGTGAGAGTTCCGACCCATGCTGCAAAGCGGATTCGGTCTCTGTTATCGTTCACCCACTCGGTGAACAGTTCGTCGATGGTATCTTGGTCGTTCATGGTTATTGATGGTTGATGTTGAGGTTGCGTCTGGGGTTACTTCTCCTGCTGACGCAGGGAAAGAAGATGCTGTAGGAGGTACTCCTCGATATCGACGAGTTTTATGAACTGTTCGGTGCGGTGATCCCGTGCTTTGCCGTATGCTTCGTTGCCTTGGACATAATAGTCCCTTGCGTTGAACTCGATTTTACGGAGTGCCTCCTGTGCTGCTCGCACGGCATCGTATGCCGCCTCGTAGCCTTCCCAGAGTTCGCGATGTGAGGTTCCGTTTGAGTGTATTGTTGGTGCGGTGATGGTCATGGTAGTGATTAAGTTGAGGTTGATGTTCAGGAGAGGAGATCGTTGTGCTGGTCACAGAGTGCCTGTGCTTCTGCACGGGTCTTGAATCGGGCGAGCGGGGTTCCAGAGACTCCGACTTCAAATGCCGCTTTTACAATGTAGCTTTCACGCTTGCCCTTGTTGGTGGACTCGTAGCAGACGATCCAACGGGATTTGCGTGAGTCTTCAATGTGCTGGAGCAGATGATTGCGATAGTGCGGGTATTCAGCCTTTGCCGCTTTGGACGCGAGTTTCGACAAGGTGGATTCAGTTGCCTCTTGAGCGAAGCGAGTGCGTTGCGCGACGAGCAACTCTTGGAATTTTTCTTGGATGGTTTTTTCGGTGATGTTCATGTGAGTAGATTAGCTAACCTGCTTGGGTTTGCAAGCAGAAGTTGTGTCATAGTCCGATCCCGTGATTCTTGCCTCCGCACTGGCACTCACAAGTGCCACCGCATTTGCCTCCACGGCATTTCGCACTGCACTTGTGCAATGATGGTTTTGACTTGTACCAGACAAAGCGGGTGACTGGCAGCAGTTCACCATTCTCGGCAGTTCCGACAAGTTTACTGAACCCATCGTAACGCTTGATTTTTACGCTGGGGAACAACCTCTCTGCCTCTGCATTTTTGACAGGACGAGGATGCGGAATTTCTAAAATTCCAGCAGGCGTATCGCTAAAATATTTTTTGAATGTGATGTTCATGGTTAGTTGAGGTTGAATTTTTCGCGCCATGCTTGGTAAGCATAAACGACATCGCCAGCAAAAGAGTAGACTCCAAGATCACGCTTGCCGTTGCTGTACTTTGCCCAGCAGAAAATCCACTTGGTTCCACCTTGGATGAACTCTTCCTCGCATGAAGCAGGAGAGAGATATTCCACATATAGTTCGTCGGTTTGGTTTGTTGTCATGGGATAGACACTATCCAACCTGCTTGGGTTATTCAATGAATATTTTTTATCCGTTGTGTCATAGTAAAAACATTTTTGCTTGACGCTTGATCAAAAACCCAAGCAGTCCGCAGAACCGCATGAATACTCACTCTGCGGGTGGTAGCAGGAGAAGGAATCGAACCTTCGACTGTAGGTTATGGGCCTACCGAGATACCTTTTCTCTATCCTGCGATAAAATTTTATTCCTGATTTTTACCAGTCAAATCGGGCGATGTTTCTTTAGTCCCACCAGTCAAATTGGACAAGGTCATTTTTGCTTTCTCCAATGATGCCTGAAGTTTTTGCTTCGACTTCTCATCGGTAGCGGCAGCAAATTCACGCTCAAATTTCGCGACCTTCAACTCCGCTTCTTCCAGTTTTTTTTCTGCTGCGTTTTCGTCGTCTTCTGCTTTTTTGCGAGCGGCAAGCAATGCGACATACTCCTCTGGAGTTTTTGCATTCTTGACCCCTGTCAATGCCACTTCTTGTTCAGGGGTGAGGATGCGGACAATTTCTGTTCTCTTTTTGCCGTTCACTTCAACAGTGCGAGTAACTTTGAATAGCGATGCATATGCCATGATCTCATCCACATTTTCGGCGGCATCAGCATAGTCTGCTGGTTCCGATCCCGAAACCTGCGCTCCGTACAATCCAAACAATTCTTTTTCGTTGTACCAGAGTGCGGCTTGCGAATCCGCGATGTTAATATCAATGCCTTTCCTGCGAAGTTTTTTCTGCGCGATCTCCATCACATCTTGCTGGAAGTCACGCTCCAGATCGGTTCTCGGAGCGGCAACTGGGTCAGTGCGATTTTCAACCCAGTTTTTTGCTGCTCGTCGCAAGTCGCTTTTTGCTGTGTACTGTCCTTTGCGATACCTGTCCTCAAGTGCTGTTGCCAACTCCAACATTTTTTGAGGGTCTGCCAATAACTTGTCGAGTTTGTTTCTGGATATGCCGTCCAACTCTGGTTCCTGCATATAATCGAAAAACTCTTTTTTGCCCTTTTTGTTTATTCGCTTCAAAAGAGGTTCAAATTTCTCGCCAGCACTCTTTGCGGAATCTGCTCGATACTGCTCAAGAATAGCTTTTCTGAAAGTATCGTATTGATTTGCTTCCTTCAGTGGTGCGTGTTGGAAAACATTCCCAAGAATTCGATTCCATGTACGGGTGAACCACAGGTCTGCCGTGAGCGTTGAGTAGTCACCATGCAGATTATTGATGAATGATCCGATCTTCGGGCCAAACACGCTAAACCCAGTCACCATCTGATCGGATTTACCATCAACACTCAATGGTTCCCCTTTATAATAGAGATTTTTGTTTTTCTTAAAATAAGAGTTCCACTCGGAAACAGTCATTTTTTTTCTAAACAATTTATCAAGGTCTTGGATTTTGTTGTTTTTTGTCAACTCATCGAGCTTCAAAAGATTGTTTTCAATTGCACGGGTATTCTCACCAAATGTGCCGTAGAGAAGTTCTACAATTTCAAGCATGGTTTTGCCGCTTCCCAGCAAGAACTGCACTCTTGCCGCCATCTTGCCATTTTCAAAAACATTGTTTCCCTGCGATGCTATTCCAAGCACACAGTCGAAAATGAATTCTTTGTCCGCATCATATGCTGGAGTGTCGCGATTTAAGAACGGGAAGAACTGGGAATACTTCTGCTTCATCTTCTTTAACGCAGTGTCGTACCACCCAATTGCGTTCGGTGCTTCGGGATTCTTTGACGCTCGCTCAATATGCCCTTGGATTTCGTCAACGATTGTTTCGGCAACGATCTGTCCTGCTCTGGTGCTGTAATCACCGGGCTGAATGAACCCATCGTCTGCACTGCGTTTCTGCAATGCATACATCAGGTCATTCACCGAGGTCTTCAGCCTGCCTCCTTTCGTATAATACGATTCAGGCACTGTGAACTTCTCTGTGCCATCCAGAATTGGAGTCACAGATCGGCTTAATCCAGTTGTTGGGTACAACTGCTCTCGGATGTAATCCGCGACCTCCTGACCTAATCCGTAGCGTTCTGCGAATCGGTCTGGGTCGAAGGTGAACCCTTCTCCTGCGAGGGATTTTGCGTACGGGATAAGAACTGAATCGATACCCCTTCGGAGTAGTATGGGGAATCCTCTGGTAGTGGCGTTATTCCCGCCAGTGCCGCTTGCCTGTTCGCTTCCTCTCTGCTGATCTTGTATATTTTCTTCATTTATTGATTCTCCTTTTATCCAATCTGGTACTTTTAGACTTCCATCATCTGCTGTAAAGTCTGAAGTTGTGTCATAATAAAATGAGTCAACAAGAGTTTGGTGAGCATTTTTAATATTTGCTGCTTTTTGGATTTCACCAAGTTTGTCGTAAAATCCTTCGATGCCATCAAAATTTGCCGCCTTGATGCCCCTGCCATCAACAGTCACTGACAACCCGTCAATACCCACCTCTTTTGCTTTTTTAAAGGCATTGAGTATTTGCTCGTCGGTTAGTTTTTTGTCATGGACGAGGTAGACAGATGGTGCGCCTTCGGTCAGTCCAATGCTTGGTTTCCATGCTATGCCTGCATCTTGTGTCATCAGTACTGACAACCATTTTGTGACCGACTTCGCCTGCTCCCATGTCATGCCTTGAGCAGAGAAAACAAAACTCGGTTCAGGTTCAAATTTCCATGTACCAAGAATGTTGTCGAATTGGATGCCAGTGAGTCCTGCTGCTTCAGCAATAAACTCTTTGAATTTTTTCGTCTTGAAGAGCGTTGCAACTGCACCCTGAATGGATTTTAGCCCGACACTTACATCTTGTTCCCGTTTTTTTACAAGAGCGACATACGCTTCGTATGCGGCAAGTTCTTTTGCGTATTTAGCCTTATCTTCTTTTGAAGCATTTGGTGGTATATCGGCAGGTTTCTCGACAGGAACAGGCACTTCTCGATTGTCCACTGGGAACTTGAATGGCGCAGGAACCATGCCCCGATTCATCAAGTTTATTGACCTCGTCAATCGTTCAACCTCGGCAACCTGTATAGCGTCACTCAATGAAAATTCTTTGTCTGGATTTTCAGCGAATTTTCTTAATAGGTCTTCTATTTCTGCTGATTTTTTTATTTCAGACTCATCGTTTTCCGCCTTGTCATTAATCTCAACATTTTCCCAATAAAGGTTGCCGATTTCCAGCAACGCATCCCGCTTCTTGTTCAACTCGTCGTTGCGAGGACTCAATGCTTTAATCAAGTCATTTTTGCGTTGCTCTGACAGTTCCACTTTTGGAGCGAGATCAGCAATCGTAGTGTATCCGAATCCGTACTTACCGGGCTTGCCGCCGATCACCACCGAGAAGTCGCCAGCATCTGCCTGCATCGTCCTCTCAACGGGAGTTGCCTTCTTCGGCAGTGCAACCATGCCCAGCGGTTTTTCAACCTGCTGCTGCCGTTCTGGAGCGGTTGCATCACTCAATGGCAAGCCTTCGCCTGCTGGCATGAAACGAATGTCTGGTGATGTAGTCTGGAACCTCTGCGAGAGAGGGATCACATTACCTTCTTTATCGTAGGTTACTGGGTCTGCGGATTTGATTTGTGTATTATCAAATACAACAAATTCTTCTCCATCTAATAATGCCATTGAATCATATCCTTTATTTTTTAATGACTCAACCCATTTATCCCTTTCTACTCTGCTCATATCTAAAGGATTATTTATTTTATTGACAGTTTTACTATCAATATAATATGTATTTTTAGCCTTTAAGTTTGCACGAATAATTCTTGGAGCAGTTCTGCCTTCATTAATTTCAGTTGCCCAATCAGCATAATCTGAAGCAAGGTTTTTATCTGGAGTAAAATAAAAACCAGACCCTAAATCTCCATTTTCTCTTTTTTGACTATCTTTTGTTGGATCAAAAATTGAAAAATCACCAGTAGTTCCATGATACATTCCAGTTACTTTATACCCTGCCTTCTTCGCCGCCTGATCCACCATCCTCTGCAACTGCTCTTGGTTAGCCTCTGGGTCTTTGGCAAGGTTGAGGTACTCGGCATCTGAAACTGCTGGCATGAACTGCAACTGCCCCGCACTGACAACTTTTGCCATTTCTGGCGTGATGTTTACTCGCCAGATTGGAGAACTTGCATAACCTTTATTTTGCCCCATTCCAGTTGTGTCTTCAAAAGTTTGGACAAAACTAATTTTAGACTTCTCAACCTTGCCGCCCATCTTGGCAACATACTTGCCGATCTCTTTTGGAAGGATCGTGTCGTAAAAGCCTTTCATGCCTTCGCCGCCGATTGTCAGATCGTCACCTTTAGCAGTTCCAGAATCCTCGGAAAGAATTTTGGCGGCAATTTCTTTACCAACAACTTCGCTCAATTGTTTTCCATTGGCATCTGATATCGTTGAGTCATAGACACTGCCATCGTCTTTAATTAGTCCAGTTATAACTGTTCTTCCATTTTTAGTCGCCGCGAAATTCTTCCTTGGATCACCTTTTGGTTTTTTCCAAGTAATCTCATCAACTGTCTGGCGCATTTCCTCCTCGTATCGCTTGACTTGTTCAATGCCAGTAGTCCAACCAATCCATTGCTTTCCAGACTCCACGGCATCACGCAATGCTCGTTTAAAGAGTTGCAGCGACCAATCTTTGCGGAAAGGTGCGTCTGGGACAGAACTAATGCGTCCACCTTGATCTCTTATCGCTAAATTTATAAATTCTCTATTTAATGCTTGGTATTCTGGCGTTGGATTGTCTTCATCAATACCTTGATCCTCAAGTTCAAAAAGTTTGTTTTTTATTGCGTCTTTCCGATCTGCTTCTTCTTTTGACAATGGAATAACATCTTCTTTATATCCCCTTTCCCTGCCTGCCTGATGTAAGTCAGATTGAAATTCTTCAATTAACGATCCTTTTTTGCCTTCTGCGTCTGTGCGGTCATTCAAGCGCATATGCGCTACATAGTTTGGTACATTGGGGAAGTGGGAGGAGGTATATTTCGATTTTGGTTTTTGTTGATTAATAGCTTTTTTAATTGCGCTTTCTTCAGATTTAGCAAGCACAGGATTCCCAACAAATCGACCATCAAGCGACACTTGATATTCATTTACACCATCAACAGTTTCTAATAAATCTACCGAATATCTATTTAATGGAATTTCATTTATTTGCCTTGGATTAATCGCCATCACAACTTCGCGATAGTTTTCACCACCGGGAAGTTGGTATTTAGCAAAACGAGGTTCAGGCAATTTTGATGCTTTATTTATCGCATTTTGCAATGCGAATGGCAGTTCATCAAATTCAAGCGGTTCATCAAACTCGTCGTAAAATGCTGCCTCGCCATACTGATCTTCAATTTTTATTCTATAGGTGTCAGCAATATCTTCAACCGATCTATCTTTCCCAAGAGTTACCTCTTCAAATTTGACCTGACCTTCGTTGCGGAGATAGTCCATCAATTCAGCCACTGGAACCTTGCCGTTATTCTCTCCTGCGATGCGGTCGATGGCATCCAGTACACCTGACCACTTGACCTCTTCCTGCTTAACATTCTGCGGGTTCGTAATGACTGCCTTCAGTTGCTCTGGCGTTGCTTTTGCACCCTTGAAATTGCGTTGGATTTCCATCTGCAACTTGCTTTGGAATCCACGCTCGCCAGATGGTGCTTCTGCAACTGCTGGCATGAACTGCGTGATCGGGCCTACTGGTTGATCGTTTTTTTCAAGTATTTTGATCAAGTTTTCGTCGAAGATCACATAGTTGCTTGTTCCTTCGCCTGCTCCTCGACTCATTGCGTCCCAATAACGAATGCCAAAAACTCCGCGAGAAAGTAAAAGTTCTGATGCTTTTGGAGCATCTCTATTTTGATCTCCTCCAAAGCTATTTATAACATATTTGTATGCCGATTCTCCTGTGAGTGACAACGGGTCTGGCAATGGCTTTTGCAATTTCTCAAGTTCACCGGGACGAAAAGCCCTTCCACCTAATCGTGATCCTCTTTCAATAATTGATTTCCTTGCTTCAGCTATTTTTTCAAACTGTGAACAGCATTTTGAACTTTTTCACTATGCTCACTCAAAGGCTTAAACCAATCCAGCAAATCAGAATCATTTACATCAAGATCAACCTTGTAAAGAGTACCTGTTTTAATCTTTGATTCATCTTTTAATCCTTTGATGCCATGATTAAACCACCAATTAAGAATTTTATCTGCTGATTGATAATCAGGATCATTTTTATCTAATCCATATTGCTCTTTTTCAAGAATTACAATATATCGATTAATAACCCTATTGTGTTCTTTTTCTAATGAATCAGACCAATATCCAGATTTTTTTTGTTTTAAAGCAGATATAAAAATCGAAAGTGCTTCTTTAATTTGTTCATTTTCTGATATTTCATTTTCATTTGGTGCTGGAACACCATCAACACTTACATCTATACTTAATCTATCTCTATATCCTTCCCCAACTGCTCTTGCGCCTGAAAAGTACAATCCATATCCAAAAGCCTGCGCCCCTTCGCCTGAACCAATTTTGTCCATGCGGAATTTTTCAAAGTCGTATGGTGTCCCGTGGAATGCAGGCAGGTATTGCAAGCCAGCAGGCGCAACAATTGCGTTGGAGAATTGAGTGCCAGAACGGATGCGCTCTTTGAGCGATTGGCGATAGTTGACAACATCTTCTGCTGCTGCCGCAATTTGCTCGTCAGTTACATCTGGCGGGATTTGCAATGCGCCTGCTTCGTTCACAACGCTACGGATGTATTCTGGTAGCGTCTGGGTTGCGTTGTCTACCTTGCCAGAATTGTAGTTATCGACTGCCTGTGCAATCAGGTCTGCTGGCGAATTCATCACATCCACCTCGGTGACCTCTGGTGCTTCTACGACATCCTCTGTTGCCGCTTCCTGCTCCTGTGCCTGTGACTCCAGTTGCTGGTAGATTTTTTCCAGTTCGCTTTCGAGTGCTGGAATGATCGGACTGCGACCCCCGTCAGCATAGAGTTGGTCGAGTTTGGCTGAAAGTACCTTGGCGATGTCTTGCGGCGGCACAGTGCCGTCCTGCGCGTCCAAAATAGCAAGTTCAGCCTCTGTCTCGGCATCGATATCCGAAACGATTTCCTCTGGCTCAAGCGAGGCTACATTTTCAGGATCGAACATCGACACGATCTGAATCCTCGGCATCTGGTCTTCTCCCTGCACCAACTGCAATGACTCGGTGGGGAGCAGATCGTCCATCTGCCTCAACTCGCTTTCGAGTGCATTAATCTCGCCAGTTGCCATTGCATTGCGAACACGGGTAGCAGTGACGCTACCATCGAAGCGGTTCTGAACCTCCTCGGCAGTCATCGGTGCTGCCATCGGGTTTACGGCAGGCATATAGTTCGTCGTGAGATACCCGTAATTGATCGGCAACTTTTGCGAGGGTGACTCCGAAAAATTATTGATGCGATCAAGCCGACGAGACCGAATTACAATGTCAAGATTATCCTTACCTCTTGCCCGTGGAAGTGTGCTTCGATCAGGATTAGATTGCTTTGTCTCCGCATTGTAAGCGTTGAACAGATCATTAATCTTGTTCTTCATCTTGCCTGCAATGTATGCGTCAGGATGAAGTCCAGTTTCGCCTTTTTCGCCTCTTGAATGGTTATCAAGTAGCTTTATTAAAGAGTCCCAGAATGCCCCTGTATCGCCATTCCAAGGTTGCAAGTTCTCTGGCTTTTTATCTGACCACGCTTGCATTTTATCGTATAAGCGACTGACAGAAATTGTGGTGAGTGCGAAGTTGCCGTCTTTCGTGAGTTGAAACCCGATTGGCACTTCATCGCGAATTTTTGGAGAGAGTGCCTTGTACTTTCCGTTGAGCAATGCGGCCTGATACTCCATGACAACGCGAGTGCCGTCATTTTTCGCCATGAGTTCGTTGAAGAACTTTGTCATGCGCTTCAGATTTGGCGATACCACCTCGTTTGGAAGCGACATGAATGCCGCGATCTGCGCGGGAGACATGACCCCTCGGTAGTTGCCATTTCCAGTATCAGAGAGGCGCACTCCAGACCCATCGTCCTTCGCGGAGTCAATCGCAGTCTGGATAATCTCTGTCCGCTTCCTTGCGCGAGCTTTCATTTCGCGATTGGTCAGGATGATTGGCGACCCATTTGATTTGCGAGCAATTCGCGTGTCGGTTTCAAATGTTGTGCCGTCTGGCATCGAGCCAAAAGTGATCTCTGGGCCGAGCGTGACGACATTTCCATTGGCATCGACCAACTGCCCACCTTGAGTGCGGTAGACATCGATGAATGGATCGATTTTTGCGCCAGCAGGAACAACGATTTCAGTGACGCTACCATCAGGTGCAGTCGCCTTGATGATTTGTTCCTTCTCGAAAAAGTCTGCGTGTCGATATTTATTTTGGAGAGCAACACTGCCCAGAACCTTCGTCAACGGAATGTCTGGTTCATCGGATTCCCGTGACTGCTGCACAGTCATTGTGCCGTCAAAATCTTTTAGACCTCTCTGGTACTGCCGCACCATTGCAAGCGTCTCTGGCGACATCTGCGCTCCAAGAACAGCAGAGTATCCACCAGCATTGTCAAAAAGGATTCCGTTTTTTCGGAGGGTCTCTTTCAGTTGCTTCAGCCTGCCGCTTTTGGTCTTGACCTCAAACCAGTCCATGACATTGCGACCAACATCATCAAGCGATGCGCGTGTGCCACCTGCATACTCGCCAGTGGCGGCAGCAGTCTCTGCAAGAATTTCGTCTTTGATGTACGCTCGCATCTTCTCGACCTCCCCACCGAATTGAGCGTAGAAGCTCGCTCCATTGTCGCTCGGAGACATCATCTTTGCGTACTGGGTAGCGTACCTGTCCAAGTCTTCATCAGAGTAAATTCCCTGCTGGTAAACCTCGACACTACCATCGTCATTCTTGATTTTTTGATCGAACAATTGACCACGCAACGGAGCAAGCATCTTGTTCACTTCTGCGAACTGCTGCACTGCGTGTTGCACCTCATGCTGGAGCGTGTGGCGCAGATTTAGACCTTGCGAGGTCATGTGCTTGATCAGGTCTGCATTGATAACAGCAGTTGCTCCCTGCTGGTTTACTCGACGCAAATGCGGAGGGACGAACCCTTCTGAATTCGGGTCAGTATTGTCTTCCTGCAATGCGAATCCACGCGCAGATTTTGCACCTTCAACATCGTTCTGGAACTTCTGCAACAATTGCCGTGCCTCGTTCAATTTTGTGCTGTCAGTCTCGGTGAGCGATGGAATGCCAGTGAGCAGATTGATAGTGGTTTCTGCCTGCTTCAATGAGTCACCATAAAGGTCACGAAAGAATTGATCGGCGTTTGCTGGATCAAGAACAGCAATGTTTACTCCGCGCAATCCTGCGACCCCGCCAGTGGACTGCGCGAGATCGTAAGCGTCCATGAAAGCAAGTGTGGTCTGGCGAGTCGCCTCTGCCTGCGTCTCTGGAGTTGCTTTTGCCAGTGCCTCTCGTTGTTTTATGAACCCGTCAATCTGCTTTTGTTTGAATGCCGCATCATCTGGGTTGATTTGAGCATCTCGTTCTTTTTCGAGATTTGAAATTGCTGCCTCAACTGCCGCCTTGCGACTCTCGATATTCGATAGGTCGGCAATGTTTTTCTGAATTTCTGGCGATGCTTGCGCCATGAACCGCTTGATATCGGCATCTTCATCCCGCCGATATGCAGCAGGGTCTGGAGTGACAAGGTTGGTGATCTTTTGCGCCATTGTTGTGCGAGGATCGATAAGCCCACCAACTCGATCTTCTATCCTTGATCCACCGATTGCGCCAATGCCTAAACCAGTTCCGATAACAGACCCAAGGTCTTCTGGCGTTTCGATGTCTGGGAGACCCATTATGACATTCAATGCGGCGGCATTCACGGCAGGTTGCACAAGTGCTGCCGATTGCCGTATTGCCCAGTCAGCAACTTTTGCTCTGGCAACGCCACCTTTGCTTTCTGGGCTGAAAAGTCTTTTCCCTAATTCTCCAGTGAGAGCATCACCCCCCAATCGTTCCGTAATGCCCCTTCGTCCTGCGGTTCCACCAACATCAACTTGTCGCGCAAAGTCTTTAGTAATTCTTGCAATAGATGCAACAGGCTTAACAACGCCAACTACAGGCAGGATGGCAGTGTTTACAGTGCCTTTGATCCAAGTGTCTGGGTCATTGATTGCGTACTCACCAATTTTTCTTGCGCCAGTTTGCAATAGTTCAGTGCCTTGAAGAACTTTATTTGCACCAAATTCAATTCCTCCAGCAGTTTTTTCAATTGCTCTTGCTGGCAGATTGCCGATTTTGTTCGCAATAGGTGCGGTGACTTTTGAAAGTGCTTTGCCAGCAGTTTTACTTGCAATTTTACCAGCAAAACCAACGCCGGGTATTGATACTGGAGACCTGAACTCGCCAAAAGTAGCAATTTCTTCATTGATTTGCTCTTTTGTAAGACCTGAATCCAGCATTGACTGGATATAATCCTGTTTGACTTTTTCAACCTCTTCAGGAGGCAAGCCCATTTTTTTAGCTTCGTTTTCTACATACGCCTGAATTAATGGATTTTGAGAAAGAAGATAATTTGTGCGGTCTGGATTTTCTGCAACAGATTGCGCTTCAAGATCACGCATTATCTGCCTGTCCTGCCATGCTCTGAATCGTTCTTCTTCACTTTTGCCGAGCAATTTATCAGTAACATTAGTCCCAAACATTAAACCGCGAACGGCAGCATTTGCTGTTTCTTCAATGTCTCTGGAAACGCCAATTGCTGCTGACCTATATGCTTCTTCCCGCTCTTTGAATACTTTCTTTGCTTCTTCAGAATCTAACCGACCATATCCTCCAGAAAGCGCAAAAGCGGCAGGTTGAACAACTGCTTTATTTGCTAATTGCAATCCACCAGATACAAAATCATAAACAGTTTCACCTAATACTGGCAAAACTGCTCCTACTGCACCAGATGCTTTGTCCGCAAGACTGCGTTCATCTTCTGCTTTGAAAAGTTTCCGTTGGAGTTTTTCAGACAACTTAACCCCTTCAGACTGCATTTTTTTAATTTCGTCGATGCTTAAATCGTCTTCTAATACAGCATCTTCTGGCAATTCCTTAAGTGACTTTGGTGCTTCTAATAAAGCACCTTCTGGTAATTCTTTGAATGACTTGGGAGGTTCTAATACAGCACCTTCTGGCAATTCTTTGAATGATTTCTGTGGTTCAGTCATTTTATTGAATTAAATTCCATTGATTCCCATCCCATTTGTAGCTATTGCCATTAACTATAGCAACTTGACCTTTTTGATATGTTTGGGATTTAGGTTGAATAGGCTGAAAATTAGTTTTCTTTTCGACATTCATCAAATCTTTTTTATGCGCTTCCATTTTCTTTTCAACATCACTTGCTCTGGATTCGATGTTTTTTAATACTGCCAAATATTTGTCTTTGTGTAAATTTTTAACATCAAGACTACCTTGAAGTGAAGTTAACATTTTAAGTTCAGCGTCTGACAATGCTCCAAGACTTCCTCCTGCGGCTTTTAAATCTACTAATTCTTGGAAACCAATAATTCCTTTTATTGTTTCATTAAGCGATTCAACAGTGCTTGCATCTGTGGGAAAAGGAAGTTTTGCCATCAAATTAGCTGCACCACCAACGCCGGGACTTATCCCTCCAATAATCCCGCGAATTTCAGAAATTGCTGTTTTTAAAGTTTTTGCCCTATCAAGTGCAACATTAACAGATTGGACTTGTTGTTCGACAGGCATTTTAGGCTTATATACATATGTTTCCTTGCCATCAGCATCTCTTATTGATTCAACAAAATATCCTTCAGGAGCAGTTTTAGGTGGCGCATCTTCAATGATTTCTACACGATAAATTCTTTTACCTTTGCCTGCATCAATGCCATTAACTTTGGCTTTAACTCCTAATTGTTGTTCAAGAATATTTTTTGCCATCCTTGCATCAGCAGGATTCATAAATGGTTGACCAGTCAAATCACTTTCCAACCTGTATCGGTACTCTGCTTCAGTTTCAGGCACTGCTTGAGCAAGCACTGGTTCGGAAGGTTGTTGAGTTGGAAGAGCAGGTTCAACTGGAGGAGTTCCAGCAAGAGGCTTATCTTCTGCACCCTCTACTCGCATAAGTGGCAATGTTTTTCCAGTAAGTGCTAAATCACCTTCGGATTTTTGCAAATTGCGAGGCACAGATGATTCAATAACAGGTAATTTGTATTCTCCTCTTATTGATTGAGTTTGTTCTGAAGGAGTAATATTTATATCATTGAATGATAAATTTTGCAAAACATCAGATTTATTTGCGGCAGGAGTTGCTGGAATAGTTGTTTGGGGTCTTGATGTAATTAACTCTTGTTTAGATTTAATATTTTTATATTCATCTAAAACATTTTGATCAATAAATTTGTTTTTAGCAAGTTTCTCAAGTTCAGGAAAATTATTTGTTTCAGTAAGCACTTTAACTTCATATGCAACAGATGGGCTTGCTGATTCATACAGTTTTTTTCGAGAATTATTTACAGCAGTTTCTAAATTTTTATTAGCTTTTATTTGTTCATCTAAAACGCTTTGTAATACATTTTTTGTAGATTCAGGAGTCGCAGTAGATGCAGTTTTGAATACTGTATCAGGATCAGCAGAAGTTACATTGGCAGGAGCAGCAGCAGGAGCAGCAGCAGGAGCAGGAGCAGGAGCGGGAGCAGCAGCAGGAGCAGCAGGCTTAATAACATTTCCAGCAGAGTCAGTCATTGCATCTTCTGTTTGATTAAAATTTGGACGATTATAAGAACTCCAATCTCTTCCTCCTGATGGAATGGCATTAAATCCATCGTCTGCGACATCTGCTTGATTTTTTGCAGTTGCTGCTTGGATTTGTTGCGCCAATAAATCACTTCTCTGCTGCTGATATGCTTTTTCTGCTTCAGTTGGCGCGGCTTTAATTTTAGCAACTGCAATTTCATGCGCTCGATCTTCTGCTAATTTTGTCTCGGCTTTTGTCTCTGCTGCCTGTGCTGCCAATGCGCCAGAAACTCCGCTCAATGCCGAGGTCACTCCCTTAACTGCACCCTCTGTAAGTGCCTGCCTGCCTTTCCAAAATCCCTCGGTGACAACCTCTGGATTCTGCTTAATAAACGACATGGGAGTGTTTGCGGCAAATCGCAATGCCTCTCGTCCTTCTCCAAGCAATTTAAGCGGAGTTATGCTTGCTAATGCCGTCGAGGGTTTTGGCGTATAAGAAAAGGAAAAAGCGTTAACCATAATTATCTAAATGTTATTCCGCTTGTATTTGGTCTTGTAAAAGGTGCGGATTGAATTCTTGCAATTTCAATTGCTCGTTCATGTGCTTTGTTTGCATCTGCAATTTTTTTTGCATCTGCAAATTTCGATGTCAATGCTCCAGTAACACTGCCCAATGCCGAGGTGATTCCTTGAACTGCTCCTTCAGTTAATGCCTCTCTTCCTTTCCAATATCCTTCTGTTAACACTTCAGGATTTTGTTGGATAAAATTCATTATTTCATCTTTAGTAAACTTTAAATCATTTCCTTTGCTTGTTACAGGGTTAACAACAGCAGATTGGTTTGAAACTTTAGGGATATAAGAAATGGATGGCATATTAAGTTCCTCCGAATTGCAGACCTTGTGTATTGGGCATCGTATATCGGTTTTGCACGGCATTTGTGCCGCCTGCGTCAGTGTTTACTTTTGCGGCGACTGCCGCGCCCGGCGATGCCATAGGAGTCGGCATTGCGCCACCACCCATCGAGGTGATTTGCTGTTGCTTTGCAGCAACAGGATTAAACCCGCTCGCCTGCGCTCCATAATTCATCGTGCCGCTTTGGATTGGCGTACTCAATGTCGATTGCAATTTGTTACCAACTTCTTGCTGATTAGTAGTTGCAAGACTGCGAGCATTGGCAGATTGAGACGCAATAGCCTGTTGCCTTGCTGCTTCCTCTGCTGCTTTCCTTGCCGCTTCTTGTGCCGCCTGCTGTGCCGCCAGAGCATCTGCTTGCTGCTTTGCAAAAGCCTGTTGCTGCTGCTCCTGCTGCTGTTGCATTGCTCTCATTTGCGCGGAATTATCAGGAGCAGGAGCAGAATTACCTCCACCTCCACCCTTTCCTTTGCCTTTAGATGATCCTCCCATAATTATGTTCCTCCGAATGTTAAGCCTGAAGTGTTTGGCATTATATACTGATTTTTGTCTTTTGTATTGCCAGTTTTATTTAAGGCAGTTGCAGCAGTCGTTGCTGCTGGATTTAGCCCATAAATATTAGAAAGCGTATTACTTGTGGTTTGCGGCAATGTTCCAGATGCTGCACCAAGTTGTTGCAATGCATTTTGTTTTGACTTCGCAAAATCAAAATTGCCAGTCATGTTTTCAGCACCTGTGGTTAGACTTTTATTATAGGCTTTTGCGGCATTTTGATCAGCAAGTTCTTGCATCACATTTTTGCCAGTCAATTTTTGTTGCACATCGGACATATTTTGCTGTGCTGCCTGTTGAGCCATAGAGGATTGCGATTGGATTGCCGCTTCCTGTGCTGCTTTTTCTGCCGCGACTCTTTGCCGTTCAGCGGCATCAAGTTGAGCTTGCAACATGGATTGTTGCATAGCCATTTGCTGCTGATTCATTTGCATATTCATTTGCATCATAGCATTTTCTTGCTGCTGTTGCGCCTGAACTTGTGCCTTGCTCGGCCCAGCTTGTCTTCCTCCACCCATAATTAATGTCCTTTCATTTTGTTTTATTTTTAATTATTTCCCGCCAAAAGTCAACCCAGATAAATTGGGTGAAGAAAAGTTATTTTGAACAGGAGGTTTGCTTTGCGCCATTATCGAATTAATATTAGCTTGTTGAGCATCATTTGCTGATGCCAACGCATCTGTTTTTTGATTTAAAGACGCTTGATTGCCTTGTTGGATTTGAGAAAGAAATCCTGATGGGTTATAATTAAATTGCGGAACTTGATACTTTGAAAAATCAACTTTTGGCGGCACATATGGTCGAGTTGGGCCTTTTAATGCCTTTCCTAAAGCACCACCATATTCAGGGTCAAAAGAAAATCTTTTTTTCCCTCGCAACTTTGCATCAGGCAATATGTTAAAGGGATCCATTATATTTAATGGATCAATTACTTTCCTGACTGGCAACCACACCTTGGAAACATTTTTTTCAATTCCTTTTTGTAATCCTCCCATAATTAAAGTCCTTTCTCTTTTCTTGCTTCTTTGCAAAGTTCTGAACCCACAACAAATTGCTGGCATGATTTTGGCCGATTTGGATAAACCATGCAGCAAACAGTCTCGCCAACCTTTCCTTCAAGAGCAATACACCTGTTGTTTGTTGTTTTCATCAAAGGATAGTCCTCTCTTTGCATTTCAGCAGGGATGCCTGTTGCGTCTGACCGATCTCGTTTGAGAATCGGCCATGACCATTTGAAACAGCAACAAGCACCACAGGTTTTGCAATCATACATTTTTCTTTTTAGCCCAGTCCACAGGTCGAAATCCAAGGTCGTCAATCACAATGTCCTCGTAAGGCGCGAGGTGCGAAACATTGGTGATTTTTGCCTTCAGTTTCGGGCAGTCTACATACTTGCCTTGATGCCGATCCACGCAGTTAAAACAGACTGGGTAAAAGTCGGCATTGAGCGACTTGTCAGGATTGTTGCCCCACCCTTTTTCGGTCTTGACATAGCGTGTCTCGTCAGGTTCCACGCCAGAATATTCAAGATAATCGTAGACATCTTTGTCAGTCCAATCTCGGAGCAGATACAAGCTAACTGGCGATCCCTCTGCATGGCGAATGTGGGTCGTTACCGCAACCTGACCTTTGATCAGATCAGTGTCAGTGTTTTTTGTTCCAATGTAGACTGCATTCCAAGGCCAATGAAAAGTCCCTGTAGGACGCATCAGGAAGTCGTTCACACCGCACAAAAATTCTTGTCCCTCCTTTGGCCTTTCAGTGCCGAGTGACATTACCATACACTTTTCACCCCATTGAAAATATTTGAGCATATCGAACCGCACCTTGCCAGTCTCGGTGTCAGGCCCATCAGTCATTGCTACTCGCATTGGCGGATATTCATAGATTGCGAGTTTCCACTTTTTTATCAAACGATCTGAATAAGCGTATCGTTCACGAAATTTTGGTTCACGAAATTGCACGACAGGCAGGTCAATTCCTGCGCGGAATTTAAGAATGTGCAGCAGTGCCGTGGAGTCCTTGCCTCCAGACCAAAAGACAACGCTCTTCGGCCAATTCGTAGCCCAAAGTCGCGCCATTTCAACTGTCCTATTCAGTAGTTCAATATTCATTTTAAATCATAATTGCAGCGGCAGCGGCGATTCCCAGTGCCGCTCCACCACCAGCAATAAGTTGTCCAGTCTGCGCCTGCTGCCCAGCAGATGCGGCGGCATTTGCGGCGTTTGTAGAATTGGCATTCCCAATCAGGTTGTTGATCAATTGCTCTTGGTAAGAGCGAAGATTAGCCTGCTCCGCTTGATTTGCAGACATGGTCTCACCCATCATTTTGTTGACATAATCGGAGTACGATTGACCCATGCCAAAAGCGTTCTGAAGGGTTTGAGCTTGGAACGCATTCATCGTTCCAGTATTTGCGTCTCTTGTGGCTTGCTGTGCTGCTACTGCCGCACCGGGGTCAATGCCTCCCATTGGTGCTGGAGTTGCCTGCAAGAATGCCTGCCTCTTCGCGATGTTGTCGAACATCATGTTCCTGCCTGCCTCGGCAGTTTTGTCAAAAAGAGCAGATCGACCAATTGTGCTGGAAGGGTCGATGCCAGTTGATGCAATAGAAGTAATTCCTCTTTCGCGAGCAAATCGGCTCAAAAAGTCTTCCAATTTATTCGGGTCAGTTGCTTCCGCAACTTGCTGACTCAATCCCATCCGCATTTCTGCTGCGAAAGGGTCTGTCAGTTGTTCGCCTTCGCGTGAGCGTTGGATGTTGCCAAGTCCGAATTCGTACGCTTGCTGGGAGACTTCGGTGGGGTTGTATTCCAGCATCCGAGGCGGCATTTTTGATGCCAATGAAATATTCCCTCGTTGCAAATCCAGTGCGCTTTGCCCCAATTTCATCGATGCTCCCAACATATCGTATGTCGATTGTGGATTTGGCGCAGGCATCATTTTCCCTGTGTCGTACTGAACTGGTGCTGGTGCTGATCCTCCCATAGTGGTTCTCCTTAAATGCTAAAAAGTTCTCGGTGCATTCGTTTTAAGCCAAGTTTGTGCATGATTGCGTTTGTGAAATTAGTGCGTTCTTCTTGAAGTGGTACTCCAATATATCCTGCCGATCCAGACACTTGTGCATACACTTTGAGATCGTGCATACATTGCACCACATCCCTCGGAGTTGTGTGTTTTGGATGAAAAGCAGGGTAAAGAACGGGAATGTAAACATGATCTGAATATCCAAACAATTTTCCATCTTTATAATGTCCAATGACATTTACCTGTGGATGCTCAACAACATGGTGGTCGAATTCCTCGGCAAAATCGACAAGTTCAAGGAATTCACCACTGTCTTTTGGAATAGTTTTATATTCTATATTACTAATTTTCATACTGTTCCAACTACAACATTTGTTTTGTCAAACTGGTTTGGCACATAGTTTTTGAATCTACTTGCTTGCTCCTCAATGGCATTGAAGCGATCATTAATATTCCCGCATACGATACATGGCAAGCAATTATTTTCGGCAGGATTAATAAAATTAATTGATGAGTAAAGAGGGATTGCATTTTCATTACTAAACGGGAATACAAATCGATTCGGAAAGTCAGTAACTCTTTGTGATGCTGTGACAATTGATGGCATATTAACAAGGGTTTTCTGCTCGATATTGTTGCGCGGCAGCATTTGCTGCTTGAAGCGCAAGCGTTCCTGCTTCTTCTTGTGCGTGTTCGTAGCTAATTCGTGAAAGAAACGATGCCTCTGCTGTAGCGGCAATTGAAGGAGACCCATTACTACAGGTCAATGTGACAGTTTTAAATACCTGCGCGTACCATGAGGTTTGCTGACCATTACTGGTGTCGTAAGCGTCAGGCAAGTTGTCAATTGTGAAATTCTCTCCATCCTGACCGACAACGCAGTATTTGGTCTCGTCTTTTTGCGGTACGCCAAGTGATTTTGTAGCGAATGGATCAATGAATATTCGGACAATCTCGACTCCCATTTGACCGCACCATTCAACGAGAATGCTGAATGCCTTGTCGATATCAATTGTTAAAGGACTCTCGCAGGTTTGATAATCAACCTGCCTTTGCGAGGATTCGGTGATTAATCTGCGGTACTGCGAACTTAAATATCCGAGGTCTTCAATTTGTTTTTCATATGGGGTTCCTTCCCACTGGACACGATCTGTCACTGCAAGAAGTCTTTTCTTTAAAATCTGCTTATGCTTTCCCTTGCTGCCTCGGAATGCAACTGTGAGGTCAACAACTCCACCGATCTCGCAAGCCTCGATTTCAGAGTAAATAAAATTCTTCAAATCCATCTGGTCGCCGAGCATCGCAGTCTCCATTTGGCAATAAATGCGGTTGATTTTTTCAGTGGTACTGCCATCCGATTCAATGTCGAAATACGAATCGTATTTTTGCGGTGCGAATGACTCCCAGAGATGGTTGTATGAACCATCCGAGGTAGCAGAGTAGTCAACGCTGAAGTGGAAGCACCTTTGCTGCCCCGCAATCGTGCCTGTCGTCCATTCTACTGGTCGAGTGCCTGTCCATACACCGCACCATGCAGGAACGCGAGACTGCGACCATTCTGACGCAGCAGCATAGTCCAGAACCATTGTTTGCGAGTTCAGTTTTTCGAGGTGTGGAACGCTAACCAGAATATAATTCTCAAAACTGGTGGCGCAAATCCCATTGATATTGCCAGACAGAAACTGCTTCGTCCTTGCCATCTCAACATCTTTGTAAATAACCTGCGATGATAGATACGATGCTGCCGCGACATCCGCAGCAAGCAAGCCACCTTGCGAGTACCACCACATCTGTCCTGCCTGAAAAGTGATGCTTTTTCCTGCGATGCATCCAACAGTAGGATACAAAGTATTTTGAAAATTTGCCGTAGATGTCCACTGCGAGCGATCCAGAATTCCACTGGCAAGGGAAAAAGTGGAGCGATCTGTAAACACAATTAGTCGAGTCGATGTGTCTTGACCCACATATGATACCATCCCAGTAATTGATCGGTTGAAAGCAAAGTCACCTCTTCCAGCACCTGATTTGCGCTCTTGCCATGATGTTGGGTCTCCGAGGTCACTCGCCAGCACAATGTTTTTATCTGCCACCCAGAGTCTATTCCCACTAAATGCCATCCAATAGCCAGTCGGGATAGATGCCGTTTGTGTTCCAGTCTTGTTTGAACCATCCCAATAAGCAGGCGCAGATACCCCGTCTTGAATAAAAACTGACCTGTGCGAAGGAGTCACAATTTCGTCTTTTCCAGTCGAAAGATTGGCAGATTGCGTAG